AGCTATATGATAAAGTTGATGCTGACTTCCAAATGATTGACACTGAAGAAACTGCTTGATATAATTAATGATAAATGCTTGGTCGCTTTTACATGATGAACTTTATGGAGATGAATCTATGACTATTGAATCAGCAACTAGTAAAGATTACAATGATTTTTGGGAAGGAGATGGACATAGTATGATTGGTAATCATCTATTGGGTGGCATGTCTGATGATACAATCTGCTTCTCAGGCAGTGGTATCAATGCTGCTGATACAGTTCCAATTGATTACTTCAATGGTGCTGGAAATGATCACATTACATTTGGTGGTGGAACAGACACAACCACTAACAAATTGAATACAATGTATAAGTATAATGAGGAAGAAATCCTCAAAGAGTTGAAAGATTATATTATTAGAACTTACAATCAGCACTATTCTGCTGGTGATGATAAGATTCAAACTCTTGATCTTATTGAAGCTTGTGGTGATGGTGAAGCATTTTGTAGGTCCAACATTCTCAAGTATGCCTCTCGTTATGACAAGAAAGGCACTGCAAGACGTGACATCATGAAGATTCTGCATTATGCTGTGCTTCTGATGCACTTCAATGACAAAAATTCTCAAAAAGAAACTTACCCTCAGTGATGAAAACTCTTAACAATATGAAACTGTCTGAAAC